TTGCTTCAACAGATCCTACAACAAGTTTAGATGAAGGTGATTTAGTTTATAATAGTACAGCTAATGCTTTAAAATATTATAATGGAAGTGCTTGGATAACTGTAGTTGCTGGTTCACTTAAAGACATTGTTCAAGATGGCACACCTCAATTAGGTGGAAACCTAGATACTCAAACTTTTACTGTAGATGGCAGAGACGTTAGTACAGATGGTACTAAACTAGATACAATAGCAACAAGTGCTACTGCTAATCCAAATGCTATTGACAATGTAGTAGAAGATACAACACCTCAATTAGGTGGTGAATTAGATGGTCAAGATAACAATTTAACTAATATAGGAACAATTAGTGGAACAAATCTTCAATTAGATTTTGGTGGACTATAATATATAAATATGTATAACAATTTAGAATTAAGGAGTATAATATAACATGGCAAAAAGATTACAACTTAGAGGTGGAACAACATCTCAACATTCAACATTTACAGGTGCGTTAAGAGAAGTAACTGTTGATACTGATAAAGATACTTTAGTGGTACATGATGGTGCTACAGCAGGTGGTATTCCTCTTGCTACATCAACTAATTTAACAACTCTTTCAGCAACAAATTTAACAAGTGGTACAGTACCAGATGCAAGATTAAGTTCTTCGGTAGCTACACTTACTGGAACACAAACGCTTACAAACAAAACTTTAACTTCACCTAAAATAAATGAAGATGTAGCTGTAACTTCTACTGCAACAGAACTAAATTTATTAGATGGTGTTAGTGGATTAGTTCAAGCTGACTTTACTAAATTAGCAGCTGTTACTTCTACTGCTGATGAACTTAATTTACTTGATGGAGTATCTGGATTAGTACAAGCAGATTTTACTAAACTTGCTGCTGTAGATTCAACTGCTGCAGAATTAAATTATTCTGATCTTGCAACACTAGGTACTACTGCTGCTTCAAAAGTATTATCAGCAGATGCTAACAATCTAACAAAAGTATCTGGTGCTGTAGCAAATGTAGAAGATACATTAACAGATGATACTACTATAACTTGGGACGTAATTGATTCTCCAGTTGCAAAAGTTACGTTAGCTGGAAACAGAACTTTATCTGCACCAAGTGGAACTACACCTATTTCTGGTCAATTTGTTTCATTACTTATTATTCAAGATGGAACTGGTAGCAGAACTATTACTTGGAACGCAGCATACGAATTTACAGAAGATACTGCACCAGATTTAACAGAAACAGCATCTAAAGGCGATTTATTTACGTTTCGTTATAATGGAAGTAAATGGCTAGAGATTGGTAGAAATTTAGAATTAACTTTATCATAGGAATATTATGTACGCATTAGTAACAGACGGAACAATCACAAAATACTTTAATAATATAGAAGGATTTACTATTGGAGATTTACAATATCCTAAAGACATATTTACTAAATGGTCTGTTGAAGAAAAAAAGGAAATAGGTATTTACGAAATAGTATTTGATAAAAGTAATTTTAAAAATGAAAATTATTATATTAATACTGTTCCAACTTTTGCTTTTGCTAATGATACAGTTACAGCTTCATATGGAACTGCTACTCCAAAATCTTATACAGAATTAAAAACACAATTTATTAAAGATTTAAAAATAAATGTTGCAAATGAATTATCTAAAACTGATTGGTATATTACAAGAAAAACAGAAAAAACAACTGCTATACCTAGTGCTATTACAAATCACAGAGATGCAGTTAGAACTATACAAGCAAGTATGGAAACTTTAATTACAAATGCAGCAAACACACCAGCATTAGAAACTCTTTACACTTATGTTAATACCTCTGCAGAAGGTGATCCTGTAATAATGGAAAGACCATTAGGGGTACTACCAACATTGGAAATTTAATGTTTTCTATTATACCAGCAAATTCGGCACAAGGAGTTTCACCAACACAAAAAGCAATATTTGGTTATGGAAATACTGGAAGTATAGTTTCAATAACTAACTTAGTAAATAGTTCTGGTGTTGTAGCAACAGACGTAACTGGTGTAGGTACAGCAAGATCATTGATTGGAGCAACATCTTATGGAACAGATAAAGCAATCTTTGCTTATGGTTATAATGGAGGATACCTTTCAATGAGTAATTTAGTATCAAACTCTGGAGTTGTAGCAACAGATGTAACTGGAGTTGGTACTGCTAGGAGAGGATTAGGTGCTGCTGCATATGGTGGCGACAAAGCTATTTTTGCTTATGGTACTACTGGAAGTAGAGTTTCATTATCAAATCTAGTTAATAATTTAGGTGTTATTGGAAGTGATGTAACTGGTGTAGGTACTGCTAGAGCTGATATAGCAGCTTCTGGATATGGAGGAGATAAGGCTATTATGGGTTATGCTATTAATGCTAGTGGAGTATCTTCTATAACCAATTTAATTTCTAATTCTGGTGTTGTGGCAAGTGATGTAACTGGAGTTGGTACAGCAAGATATAATGCAGAAGGTGCAACATATGGTACAGACAAAGCAATATTTGCATATGGATATGCTGGTTCTAATGTTTCAATGAGTAATCTAGTTAGCAATCTTGGTGTAGTTGCTACTGATACTACTGGAGTAGGTACAGCTAGGAGATCTATAGCTGCAAATGGGTATGGTGGTGATAAATCTATATTTGGTTATGGTTATGTTTCAGGTGCAGTAAGCATGACTAATCTAGTTTCAAATAGTGGTGTAATAGCAACTGATGTTACAGGAGTTGGTACTGGTAGATATTTATTAGCAGCTTGTGGGTATTCAATAAGTGCATAAAATTAATAACAACAACATAGAAAGAAGATAAAAACATGGCATCAAAACTAAATACAGAGTTTAATTATAGATACCAAGTAATAGGAGATACACCTTGGGAAAAGATAAAAACTTTACAAGGATTTCTTGAAGGTAGAATTAGAGCAGCAGCACTTGAAGAAGTAGGTGATTTAAAAGATCAAGCTAAAGTTGCTAAACTAAAACACCTAGAAGAAAATGGTGGACTACAACATGAAATATTAGAACTTAAAGCTGAAATACTAGAAGGCATAAGTCATCAACCAGCAGCTAAAGAATCATTTGAGTTGAATCAAAAAGAGATTAAAATACTAGAAAAGCTATTAGAAGAACTTTACGTCATTGCAGAACCTACAAGAATAGCTGGTTATAGTGATGAAGAAATGTTTGAAGCTAATGCTGCAAATGAATTTACTGTAAATATAGGTAGAGAAATACAAGCTGAAATGATTGCTAATGGTAGACCATCACCAGCTAAATTAAGAAATGCTATGAGTAATCCTTATACTTGGAACGCATTAAAAGGAATTGGTTTAATACCTAAAGAAACAAAAATATTAGAAGGCAATATTAACCCAAGAGACAAGATAAAATTAATAGGAGTAGAAGATGAGGTTATATAAATTTACAACATCAACTGGTGTACCAGCTACTGCGAGATAATTATGCCTAGAAAATCTAACTCCAACTTGGAAGATCACAATGGAATTAGATTAACCTTTTGTTTCATCAACTGGTGTACCAGCTTGTGCAAGATAATTAATTGAAAAAAATAATAAAAGAATTATAAATAAAACATGGCTAACGTATATAAAAACGCAGGGTTTGCAATAAGCACAACAGATCTTACAACTATTTATACAGTACCTGCTGGAAGAACAGCAATTGTTAAGAATATACAAATTAGTAATGAACATGCTTCAAACAATCTTGTAGAAGTTTCTGTAACTGATAGTTCAGCTTCAGCTACTTTTGAAGTATATCATAAAGATTTATCTTCTGGAGAAACAGTTAATGCTGCATTATCTCCTATTGTTTTAGAGTCAACAGATATACTTAAAATACAAGTAGAAACAGTAGATACCATTGAAGGTATGGTTAGTTACTTAGAAATATTTGACGAAAAAAGTACATAATGAATTTGGTGCAAGTACCAACAAAACACATTGAAGAAGTCTGGCATATAGTAGTTAAAGATATAGCAGACGCATTAGCAAGATCTAATGGATATGCTTTGGCAGACCACATTAAGAAATGGATCCTAGAAGAAAAAATGCAGTTATGGATTTTATGGGATCAAGATAGTAAAGAAAAGTATTTTGGTACAGTAGTAACAGAAGTAATAACAAGACCATTACAGCGATGTCTTAATATTAGAATTATGACTGGTAAGCATCGTGAAAAATGGCAACATTTAATAAAACATATTGAAGAATTTGCATGGCAAAACAAGTGTGATTTATTAGAGTTAGTTGCAAGACCAGGTTGGAAGAAAATTTTAAAACCATTTGGTTATAAAGAAAGTCATATATTATTAGAAAAGAAAAAGGAGAACTAAATATGTCATCAGGAGGAAATGATGGAAATACTACAAGCACAGTAGTACAACCATATGCACCAGCAGAACCAGGACTGAATCAGATTTTATCTGAAGCTGGTACTATATATGGACAAGGCCCAGAAGCAGCAGGATATGTTGCACCGTCACAACAAACTTTACAAGGTTTGGGTGCACAGGAAACTATTGCAGGTGCTGCAAATCAACAAATATTAAATACTATACAAGGTCAGTATAGCAATCCATTCTTATCTCCAATGATTGCTCAAGCTGGTCAAGACGTATATTCTAGTGTTGCAGGACAATTTAGTGGAGCAGGTAGAACACCTGGATCTCCTTTAATGCAAAGCCAAGTAGTTGGACAAGTTGCAGACAAAATGGCACCTTACGCATTTCAAGCATATAATGCTGAAAGACAAAGACAATTAGGAACAGCTCAACAAGTACCTAGCTTAACAGCAGTAGGTGGAGCTTTAGAAGATATACAAAGACAACAAAACATGGCACCTCAACAATCATTAGCTCAGTACTATAATACTGTAGCACCAATTGCTTTTGGATTGCCAACACAACAAAACACACAACCAGCACCTAATTCTTTAGGTATGGCTGCAGGTGGAGCTATGAGTGGAGCTGCTATGGGTAATATGTTTGCCCCTGGTGGATCTGGAGCTATGATGGGTGCAGCAGTAGGTGGACTTGGTGGATTATTAGGAGGACTATTATAATGAAAATACAAGAACATATACCACATTTTGTAAAAGAACATAAAAAAGCAATAGCAGTTGCTGTTGTTATTTTAATCATTGCAATAATTATATAAGGAAAAACTATGTCAGGTGGTGGTGGAGGATCAGGAAATGATAGTGGAGGAGGTTCTGGAGTTGGAAGACAAGATGCTGAATCACAATACGGTGCAGACTCTCAAGGATCTTATGATTCTTCACAAAATCAATCTGGTAGAAACGAAAATACAAGTGGTGATGGTGGTGGAAGTAGTTATTCTAATGTAAATACAACACCTAATAGCAATGATAATACAGTAGATCCTGGTTTTCAAAGAGCATTAAAAGAACAAGCACAAAAACAAGCTGATCCTGTATATGGAGATCCTGATCCAGAAGTAGATGTTGATCCAAGAGACAGAGATAGTATTACAAGTTTTAAAGATAATTACATAGCTAATGTAAAATCAAATCCAATGTATCTTGGTATAGGTGGTTTGCTACATACAGCTTATCAAACTGATAAAGCTAAAAGTATGCTTTCAGGTGTACCAGGTTATGAATTTTTAGATTATAGTGATGGAAATAATAATGTTCCAACAATTGCTCAAGGTAAAGGAGAATTACTTGCTGCATCACCTTATATAGTAAGTGGAACTACACCAGTTGAATCAGAAGCATCTAAATGGTATAACAGTATAGGAAATAATACTAAAGAATTTAATTTTGCTAGTGCTTATTCAACTGCTAAAGAAAAAGTTTCAAAAACATTAAATGACAAAGGACCAATAGGAATGTTAGCTGTAAGTGACAGTCCATATTACGATTGGTTAAAAACAAATAAATTAGATAAAGGAATATTATAATGGGACTATTAGACATATGGAGTGATTGGAAAAGAGATAACCAAGGTACAGTCCAAGATGATTTTTCAGGAATGAATAGTGATGCAATGTCACCAAATTTAAATACAGCAGGTGGAATAGATAATCCTTCTTACAGAAGAAAAGAATCTCCATTAATTAAAAACCCTATATTTCCAGAAAAATATGTACCACCAGGACAAGGTAAAATTGTAATTAATCCAGACGGAACTAATAAAGTTCTGCCTAATGAAATACAAATGTTTAAACCTGAGAATCAACCACAAGGTACTCCTGTAGATAAAGCTACAGATCCTATTACTCAAGGTGGAACAGGTGTTAAACTTGCTGAAGATCAAGGATTTTTATCTAAGCTATCTGGTATGGCAGGTGTAGATATGAAACAAGCATCAGCTAATTGGAAAGACAAAGGTGGATTTGAAGGACTTATGTCTAACCCAGCATTCTCTTTAGGATTAGCATTAATGCAATCATCAGCTAATGGTAAAACTATTAACCAAGGTATTCTAAATAATTTTGTTAAAGCAGGTGGTATTTCTGCAGAATACAAAGACAGAATTGAAGCAAGAAAACAAGAACCTATTCAAGCAACAGCTGGAGATATATCTGAAACTAAAGATTTATTAAAAGCAATAAATATTGAAGAAGGTAACTGGTTTGAAAATATAATAAGTAAAGCTAAAGGTGGAAAACCAGGACTAGAATGGGATTCAGCAGTAGAAGAAATTTCTTTAAAGTATCAAATGCAAATTAGAGATGAACAAGAAAAACTTAAAAAAGCTGGTAAATCTCAAGTTATTAGAAAAACTGATAAAATTAGAATTATGAGAAAGTTAATTAAAGAAGGTAAAATTAAAGAAAGTGGTGGAATACCTTTTCTTACATCTTCTACACTTAGTATGCCTATACCAAAAGCTGAAGGTGGCCCAATACAAGAAGGTAAATCTTATCTTGTTGGAGAAAAAGGGCCTGAGATTATTATACCAAGCTCAGATGGTAATGTTTTAACTAATGATGATTCACAAATATTTAATATGCTATTAGCATCTAACCCACAACTACAGAAAGTATCTAAACAAAGAGCTGAAAGAATTCTTAAGTCTAGATTCCCTGAATATTTTGAAGGATAAACTATGAAGAAATTTGTAATTAAAAAGATTATAACTGGTGTAAGTAAAAAGTTTAAAGGAGTTCAAAAACTTCCTGCACAAAAACCACCTACTAGGTTTACATCTATTATGAGTGAAGCTACAATCAAAGCTAACCAAAGAAAGGTTTTAGGTGACGTTCCTGAGTTTATGGGATTATCATCAAGAGCTACTGGTAGTTTAGCTGCTGAAAGTTTAGCACTTAAAACATCAAACAAAAAATTCTTTAGTACTTTAAAAACAGGATTAAAAAGATCTAGAGCAAGAACAGCTACTGGTATTAAAACTGCTAGACTAAATAAACCTGTATCTAAACCTGCAGTATTTAAAGCTAAATCTAAAGGTGCTATGAAAGCATATACAGAAGCAAATTTAAAATCAGAAAAAGTATTTACTAGCACTATGGATAAGTTTACAGGTAGAAGTAAGTTAAGTCCATTTGTAATGAAAACAGCCCCAGCTAAAAGAGGTCTTAGAGAAGGTACTAAATTAAAACGAGAAGGACAAAGAATTATAGAACAAAACAAAAGATTAAAAAGAGAATGGGGATTCTAGTGTGGCTAATGATTTTAATCTTGAGGAATTTAAATTAAAAGACCCTGTGAGTAATATCAATGATGGACTTAAAGAGCCTGTCAAAGATAGTACTCCAGGGTTTTTTTCGTCTTTAAGAAATCCAATGGATCTTATGTTGGAAGAATCTATGCCAGCATCTCTATATCAATGGGCTACTGGAAACACTAAAAAAAAACAAGCTCAAGAAGCATTAGATTATATAAATAATAATCCACAACAACAAGGTTCTAAAATCTATAAAGAAGCTGAACGTAAGTTAAATCGTTTTGGTTACTTGTTAGAAGATGGGCCAATGGATATAGACCTAAAAGAAATAGGTAATCTTGTTAAACAATCACCAGGTTTATTTGGTGCAGAAATGGTTAACATGATAGTTGCAGATCCTTATTTATTATTTATGCCTTTAGGTTGGGGTAGATTAGGTAGAGGTGTAGTTAACTCTCTACGAATGAAGTACTCTAAGAATTTTCAAATTACTAAATCTGTATCAGAACTTGGTAAACTAAAAGCTGGTGCACAGATAAAAGAATTAGCAAGATTAAGAGAAGCAGCAAAGCTAGACATGGCAGTAGGTAGTATAGCTACATTAGGTGTTCCCTTTGTGTTTTCTACATCATATCAATTAGGTGAAAAAGGTGAGTTCTCAGGTAAGAGAACAGCTGCAGAAACAACTATTGGAGCAACAGCAGGAGCTTTGTTCTCAGTAGGTTTTGCAGGAATGGGAGCTATGGTTGGTAAAAATACTGGACTATCTCCTGAAAGAGTACAGAAACAAATGATTAGTACTCTTAACAAATATAAAAATTCAGCAGAAGCAGTTGAGTACACAGAGAATGGTACGTTTAGAGCTGTCGATGATATATTAAAAGATATAAGAAAAGAAGTAGGAGTCGTAATAGATGAAGCTGAGTTTGCAAGAATAGCTAATGAAGTAACATCATTTGCAAGACCTACAGTAGAGAGTGCTAAAGACATAGCAAAAAATACATTATTTAAAGCAGCATCTATTGGTGGTGTTGTAGGTACTGCACAATTTTTAACATCAGATGATGAAAAACTTATAGCAACAGCTAAAGGATTTGCAGGTGGTGTTGGTATTTATGCAGCAGCCAAAGCAGCAACAGCATACTTTGGAAGAAGTGGGGCAGCATTTAATAAAGCACAAACTGAAGTAGAGTCTGCATTAGATGCAGCATCTTACAGTACTATAAAGTATAACTCATATGCACAAGAGTTAGCTAACAAAATTAAAGATACATTACCAGATCAATTAGATTCTAGACGTAAAGTATTTTATTATCTTACTGGTGCTACAGTAGATGAGAACTTTAGATTTAATAAGAATGTTAAAGCCTTTGATAAAGGTTTATTATCTGATGCTGAACTTAAAGCAGCAAATGATATTTCTAAAATATTTAATGAGTTCTATGAGATCTTCAATAAGCAAGGTGCTGGTATAGTTAAATATAAGAAATCTAATTACTTACCTTTACTTTGGGAAGGATATAAAAGTAAAACAGGAGAACTGTTTAGCTTTACTAATAAGTTTGAAACAGCAATTACTGGTGATAATCCTAGTTTTAGATTTAATAGATCAAGAGTATTTGAAGATATTAACCAAGGTTTAAGAATAGGTTATAAGATTAGACCAGGAATGGATGATCCTGCAGAGTTAATGAGACTGTATTTGCAGTCAGCTGGTAAAGCATTAAGTACTCAGCAAGTATTAAACTTTTTAGAAACTAATTACATTGGTAGTGGTAAGAATATACTTACTAAACCTTTCCTTGCTAGAACAAGAAAACAAATAGCTTTTATAGATCCACAAGAAAGAATTAACTATAGTGAATTTAATCACCCATATTTTCAAGGTGAAAAAGGATTTACTCCATTAATACATAAAGGTATTGAACCTGCTGTAAGAATGGTATTTGATGCTACAAATGAACAACAGTTAATGTCTGCATTGTTTACTACTAACATGATGATGAAAAGACTAGCAGTAGGATTCTCATTCTTTCATGCTGGTGCATTAGTAGAAAGTCTTTGGTTTGCAGGAGCTAAAATGAAAACTATAGGTAAGTTTTTAAGTCCTAAAACTAAACCAGAAGTATTAAAACAATTACAGGATCCAGGATATTATCTTACAGATTATCCTCATGCTATTAAACAATTACAACAACAAGGTTTTAAAGACGTTGTAAGATTTGGTCAAGGTAGTGGTTTAAATATATCAATGCCTGAAGATATTGGTTATGATAGATTCTACCAAAACATTAGAGGTGTAGATACATTTCTTAAAAGACATTTTGGTATAAGTGCTAATGGAAATATTGAAAAAACATTTAAGTTCTTTGATAGAATTACTTGGGATAGAATATTTACTTCTGCTAAACTACATACGTTTCTTACATCTTTAAACAAAGGTACTAACGCTATTAAGCCTGGTGACACTCAGGCAGAAATATATAAGAAAGCTCGTAGAGCAGCACAGTTTACTAATGATGCATATGGTGGACAAAATTGGGCACAAGTTACTCAAAGAATAGAAAATAACTTTGTTAAAAAATTAGCTCAAACTACATTAAATCCAGGATCTAGAGGATATATGCAATTGCTTATGTTTGCTCCAGACTGGACAATATCTAATGTAAGAATTATAGCTAAGTCATTACCAGGTTTTGAAAGCGATCCTAAGACAAGAAGATTATATCAATATTATTTTGCTAGAGCTGCACTTACTTATGCAATAGCAGGATCTACTTTAAACCATATATTTTCAGGACATGGTATATTAGAGAACACAGATCCAACAAGAATTGATTTAGGAAATGGTGAAGTATTAACTTTTTCTAAACAACTAATGGAACCTTTTCATTGGATAACAGCACCACAGTCTACTGGTCTTAAAAAGATTGGTTCATTACCTAGAACAGTTATAGAAGTCTTAACTAATAAAGATTACTTAACTACTAAGTATAGTCCAAATATGACTAGACAAGATGATAGTGCTATTGAAAAAGGTTTAACAATTGGTGGTCATGTTGGTAAAAGGTTTTTACCTATTTGGTTACAACAAGCTTCAGCTTCAGTAGAAAAAGGTTTGCTTCAACAAGGTCTATCTTTAGACTTAGCTGCAGACACTTCTGTTGATTTTGTACTAGGGCAATTAGGTCACCCTAGATATAAAGGGCCTAGATATACACAATACAAAACGAAAGGGTTAGTAAGGTCTCCTTACGAAACATTATTTTAATGAGTAGAAATACAGAAAATAAAGAAGAACTTCTAAAAGTTCATAGTAGAATTGATCTTATTGATCAAAAACTGCACATCCTAGAAACCAATCATTTGGCTCACATTCAGAAAGATGTAGATAGAATTATATACATCATATCAGCTATTGCATTAGGTTTATTAGGACAGTTTTTATATCTTTTAACAAAAAACTTGTAACAAAAAGTTGTACCTTATTGACTAGATTTATTAGTTAAATAGTTGTAAAAGCTTTAATATGCTTCGCAAATCAATACTTGTTATAAGTGATCAACACGCACCATATCATCATATAGATACTCTTGACTTTTTAAAAGCTATTAAGTTAAAGTATAAACCTGACTGTGTAGTTAACATAGGTGATGAAATGGATTGGCACTCAATATCATTCCACGATTCACATCCTGGTTTATATTCACCAAGTCATGAGCTGGTAGTAGCTAGAAAATTTCTTCAAGATTTAGAAAAGTTATTTCCTAAGCAACATATTATGGACTCTAATCATGGTAGTTTAGTTTTTAGAAAAGCTACTAAATATGGGTTACCTCATGAAATCTTTAAGTCATATAATGATATGCTTGGAGTTGGTAAAGGTTGGACATGGCACGATGATTTGATTATCAAAGCATCTAATGGTCAAAATATTTACTTCTGTCATGGTAAGTTTAAAGACGTACTTAAAGTTGCACAACAATATGGAATGTGTACTGTCCAAGGACACTATCACACTTCATTCAAAATAGATTATTGGAGTAATCCAAATGAACTACTTTGGGGTATGCAAGTTGGATGTTTAATTAATATGAAAAGTTTAGCTTTTGAATATAATAAATTACAGAAGTCTAGACCAGTAATAGGAACAGGAGTTATCATTGATGGATTACCAATATTAATCCCAATGGTTTTAGATAAAAATGGTAGATGGAATAGAAAAATTACCTAGAGGAATTAGAAACAAAAACCCAGGCAATATAAAGCTTGGTACTGATTGGGATGGACTGGCAGATGAACAATCTGATCCAGTTTTTTGTGTATTTAAAGAGTCTGTTTGGGGCATTAGAGCTCTAGTTAGAATACTTTTGGTATACAGGTTTCATCATAAAAGATTTACAGTAGAGGACATCATTGAAAGATGGGCTCCACCAAGTGAGAATGACACAGATGCTTACATAGTATTTGTTTGCAAGAAACTTGGGGTAAATCCTCAAGACAAATTAGATAATAGTATAGAAGATTATTTACCATTAGTTAAAGCAATTATACAAATGGAAAATGGTATGCAGCCATACGATGATGAGCTGTTAGTAGAAGGTATGTATAAAGCATGGGACGGATTCCCAACAGGTTCTAACAAGGTATATTAATATGGAAGGTAGTCTCAGTGAATTACTGGTTTACTTTCTGGTTAGTGGTTGGCTTTATAGTACTAGTTCTATTTGGTGGGCCTAATCCAATAATATTTAGATAAGGGAGATTAAGATGTGGTTAAATTTATTATCCATGGGCATTAAGACTGGTGCACATTTATATAAGAACAAACAAAAAACAAAACAATTAATGTCAGATGCTCGTATGAGACACGCTGAGAAAATGAGTACTGGTGAAATTGAATATAAAGCGAAAATTATTGAGAGCAATGATCAAGGTTACAAGGATGAGTTTGTCCTTATTCTTATATCTATGCCTATCTGTTTATTGGCTTGGTCTATCTTTTCTGACGATCCAGAGATTCATACTAAATTAACATTATTTTTTGATTACTTTAATCAGCTACCATACTGGTATCAAGCTATCTTTATAGGTGTCGTAAGTGCTATCTATGGTTTAAAAGGTGCTGACATTATGCGTAAGCCAAAATGAAGAAGGTTGAAGGATATTGCATAGGGTGTAATAAAGAAATTATACACACTCAATCTTTTATTACTTTACCAAATAAAAAAATCTTATGTCCTAAATGTTACCAGAGCTCAGGAGCTCAGCTACCTTTTTGGGATAGAAACAACAAACCAACATTCAATAAATGAGAATATTAATAATACTATTTTGTTTAATTACTACGTATGCTTTAGGAGACTCTACACAAACAAATGTGAGTGGCTCAAATACAGCTATTGAAGGTGGATATACATCTTCTGCTACTACTAATTATGCAACAGGAAGTTCATCAAACTCTACTACAAATAGTACATCAAATTCTAATATAAAATCAGCACCACCAACTGCTAATTCACCATCATTTTCAGCTGGATCACAAGACGTTTGTGCAACTGGAATGAGTGCTGGAGTTCAGACATTTGGTTTTGGAGTATCTGGTGGTAAAACTAATAGAGATATGAACTGTGAAAGAATTAAGTTAGCTAAAGTTTTATATGACTTTGGAATGAAAGTTGGAAGTGTGGCTTTATTGTGTCAAGACGAGAGAGTCTTTGAAGCTATGATTAATGCTGGAACACCTTGTCCAATAGATGGCAAGATAGGTAAAGACGCTATGGATATTTGGATTAAATACGATTTTGAAAGACCAGATTATAAAACATATGTTAAACGTATGGAGAAAAGAGAAGTAATAGATAAGTCTATTCAAACAGAAGTATTAAAAACTATAGAAACTCAACCAATACATAATGAGTAGAAAAACTAATACAATGTTAATAGGTTTGTTAGGTACAATACTTATGGGATTAGCTACTTGGACACTTATAACATTAATAGAACTACAACTTTTAGTAACAATGATTCAACAAGATTTATTTAGTATTGATAAACAATTTGGGAGAGTCTACAGTTTTATAGATTCAGTTAGATAAATGAAACATTTAATATTATTTATATATCATTACTCAAGTAAGTTAAGTTCTTGGTCTTGGCAAAAATTATACAAAAATAGAAAAACAGGTTTAGGTTATAAAAAATGATTTGGCTATTAGCAATAGTAATAGGAGGATGTTATGCGATACACAGCGTTAATAAGTTTGCTGATTATATTAATCCATACAACTTCCATAAAAAGTGAAGTTATTACAACAAATAATTTACTTGATAAAAACTTTGATAATGGATCTTGGACAGGAACTGCCGATGGTAGGCATGGTTCTAATGTCATTGCTTCTGAGCATGATACTTATATCCAATCTGATGATATAAGTTTAAAGAATGATGCAAATTTAACAGAATTACAAATACAAAATGGTTATACAACTAATCATGAATTTGAATATTTGCATTGGAATACATATGATTCTAGTGTTAAATCTACAGTAACTATAACAGGAGCAAATGGTGAAACAACAACACAGATTAGGAATTATAATAGTAGTAGCTGTGGCAGTGTTAACTGTGGTGATTACGTCACTGGCAGTGATACTTATACTGTACTTTCAAGTTTACAAACCGACTATGATTTATCAGTTCGATATGATTTTACAGATTCATCAAATGCTACAGAGAATCATTATGGGGTCGATGTCAGGGAACCTTCCCTCACTGTAACATACGAGTCAGATCCTTTTGTTTTAAATGAAGATATTAGAGATGAGATAAAAAATGTGTTGGAAGAATTTAAACCAGAAAAAGAATTTATAGTTAAAGAAGAATTTAAGTTTGTAGAAATTAAAACTGAACCTAAACCAATGGAAGAAACAAAGGTTATAGAGCAATATAAAACTGAACCTAAAATAGAGAAAGTTTATAATGAAAAACCTAAAGAAGAAATTAAATTAGAAACTAAAGTTGCTGATAAAATTACTGAAGAATACAAAAAAGAAGTATCTACAGAAGTTACTGAACAGGTATCAGATAATGCTAAGAAAAAAGTAATAAAAGAAGATACAGATAAGAATGATTCTAAAAAGGTAGTTAAGAAAGATTCTAAAGAAGAAGTTAAAACTAAAGTAAGCTCTACAAAGACTAAGACAAGTAAACCAAAATTAGATGTAATAATGGCTAAAGTAGACGCACAAGTTAAAGACGCATCTAAAAATTTAAACATTAAAAACATTATTAAATTAGATGCTATGCAGAAAGATTCAGTATCATTAGTAGAGTATAACAATACAGAGTTCTATAAACCTAAAGATATATATTTAGACCAAATAGCTATATTTGATAATAGATCTATTTATAAAAACTTTGATTTAGTAAAATACAGAAACAACGATATTATAGGAATTAAGAATAGAACATTAGAAGAACTAAACATAAACAAACAAAGAATATTAATAGAACTTAAGGAACTTAAGAATGAATAAATTAAAAAGTAACATTGGTGTAATTATGGTAATACTAGGACTGATTGGTTCTACAGGTACATTTTACTCTAAGTTTGCTACAATGGAATTAAAGATAGAACAGTTGTCTAATGCTACTGCACCAGATTTAACTGGTATAGAAACTAATGGTTTTGCAGTATTAGATTTAGATAAAAATATCTCTATTCTAGAAAAAGAAATAGAATTGCTGAAAGTACAATTGCAAGAACTAAAAATAAACTCATCGAATCCATTATCTCAATAGTCTCTTTCTATTATCATTTCGATAAAGTGTATTGCTTTAAGTAAATCATCTTTACCACCTTTGTCCTGGTGCCTGATAATATATTTAATTGCACATCCTTCTGGGAATAGAAGTTTGTTTTCTACTACAAATTTGCTTGGTTGAATTTTATACTTTTGGTAGTGATCACCACCTATTTGTTTATTATAAGCTTTACTCATTGAATGTTAACCTAAACTTTCCTTTATGTTTATATTTTTTACGTGGTTTATTTAATACTAAATTTTGATCATCTCTTAAAGCATAGAGATCTAACTTCATAGCTTCAGTAAACTTACGAGTAGCTTGAGAAGCATCTATTTCTGCATAAGAACATATAGTTCTAAAGTCTATAGAATCACTGGTAAGCCATTGAATAGCTTCACGCTTATCTATAATATGATATTTATATACACCATCATACATAGCATCATGTATAGCTTGGTTTATAATAGCTCTAAACAATTTAATCTGATGGTTGCTCATTAACAATTTCGTATGTCATACGTTGCTCTACAGTTTCTGCTTGTTCCCAAGTTAAACTTTTAGAGTCTAAAGAGTTATGTATTTTAATAGCTTCTTCATCTGAGTCAGCTTTAATAATAACTTCTGCAAAAGCAGGAAGTATAACCCATCTCTTAAACTTATAAATCATATAGTATTTTTACGTCTACTAGCTTCTAATGTTCTAAATAGATCTATAATAAGACCTTCTTTATCACGTTTGTTTTCTAATGTAGATGCTGTAACTTCTGCATCAAACAATTCTTTAACAGCATTGTTATAAATATCAGACGCATAAAAAGATTGTTCTTTAGCAGATATACTTTTATCTTCTGAGTTACCTGTAATATGTAATGCTTTTTTTCTTTTTAATAATCTATCTAAATATTTTACATTAGCATTTGATTCAGCGTTACTCTCATCTGTGTCTGAAAGAAATGTTAGTGCATCTTCTAATCGTTTTTCAGTTATCATTTTTATCCTCTGTTGGTTTACAATATGTTAACATAACTTGGTACTCTTTGGTATCTATTTTATAAAATATTCCTACACCTTGAGAATCTTTGTAATATAAATTTTGTTCTACATATTCTTCACAAGTTTTGTAATCTATAAATTTTTCTTTAAGAACATATTTCATTGTTAATTTTGCAGGATCTATTTCAGTTGGAATAATTAACATCATTAATAATTCAATCATAAACTCCTTAATTTAAAAAGGCACTACCACAGTGAACAACCTTGATTCTGTAGTAATGCCTAGTTTTCTAACTCGAGGGAGATAAGAAATTGTTAAAATGGTACATCGTCTTTTAGTATCTCATCGACACTAGAAGCTTTTGCATCTAATACTTTTCTGACTAAATTATCTATTTGCTGAAACTCACTATCAGTTGGTACTTTGCCACCTGACATATAAGACGCAATAAGATTACTCATAGTCAATCTATACTTTTCGGAAAATTGGTCCAAAGTATTTCTTGTTGCATAAGAATTGTTTGCTGTATTAGCAGAGTATGTAGCGTTAACTACAGGAGCTGATCCTGAGCTATCTGATACTTCACTTAAGCATTCTATTCTAGATGCTGTTTGATATTGCTTACCAGTTTTACTTGTTCTAACTGGCTGTGCATCAATTTTTAGTCTTGCTCCCTTTGGCCATCTTGATGAGCCTAAAGCTTCACCATATACAGTCATGTCTGTACCATCATCTTTAGTAATGTACACAGTAACTTGACCATCATCTTTCTCAAATGCTTTTTTAAATGAGCATTCAAATGTTTCGTGTTCCATGTTCGTTCTCCTATTTATTTGTTTTATTATTTTTCCAAACTTTTGCATTGGTTCTTATAGCCTA